TCATTTCGTGTTACCTCCCGTTTTTGGTTTCTTGGTTTCCGGCTCGGCGACGCAGTTGCACCGCTCTGGCCCGTTGAGGCAGGGGTTCTTGCAGTTACCGTTCCGCTTGTAGCCGCAGTCGGCGCAGCAGAAATTCCCGTGCCGCCTGTCGCAGTTGAAGATTTTGCACATTCTCTCATAATTTCTAATTACATTCTTAATCGCCACGCCGATGCGCCGCGCAAGCTCTACCGGAACAGCGTTTCCGATCTGCTTATACTGATCGCCAATGCCACCAGCAGCATCGCCAGTGTGACCGCGTCCTTCACCTTGCTCATTCGTAATCATCCCTTTCGTAGCGGGCCTCAAGAGACCTTCTTTCTCGCTCCTCGAGGAGCTTCGCTTCCGCGTCCTCTCCGCCGACCAGGGCGAGGAGGTCTCTGGGCTCCGCAAGTCGCCGGTAAAGAGCCTGCCGCTCCTCGTACCGCCGGTTCACTCCCTCGATGAGGCTGCGGGTTCCGTCGTCGAGCCCGGCGCTGACCGCCTCGATTTTCTGGCGGAGGCTTCCGGGTAGCATCGCCTTCCGGCGCTGCCGTTCGACCTTGTCTTCGTATGCCTGCATGAACGCCACTCTGTCGAGGCCCGCCTTTGCGGCGTGGCCCCGTGCGTATGCGACGTGCATGGCGTAAAGCTGCCCGTATCCGATGCTGTCCACCGCCTCGGCAATAGTCCTCGGGAGGGCCCGGTAGATGTCCCCGTGGTTGTACTCTCCCTCGGTGTCGAGGTACTTGGAGACGACCTCCCACGCTTCGTCCGGCGGTATGATGTCCGGGTGGGCGATGCGTGTCATAATCTCGCGTATCTCCGCGATGGACGGCGGCCACTTCGACGTGCTGATATGCTCCTTGACCGCAAGGGCAACGAGCCCGGCGTCGTCCTCGGAAAACATATCGGCCCAGATGGCTACCATCGAGCGGATGTGCTTTTCGTCCCGGAACTTGTCGAAGTTTGGGTAGGCCGTCGTGATAATTCCGATGACCTTGATGGTCTCCTCCCGCGTCAATATCCGTCGCCTCCTTCTTCGCCGAGCATGGCCTCAAGGACGCTGAGGGTGTCCGGCCTGCCGCCGGGTCCCCGTGGGGGCGGCGGGGGAGGATAGTCCTCCGGCCCGTCGTACTGGTTCTCCCACGACTTGCTATTCAGCCATGACGCAGGGTGCGGGGTGTATCTGGTTTCCCGGAAGCGGGTGTCACACCGCTTGGCCGTCTCGACGGCGGCGACGATAGTGTCTGTGAGCTCCTCACTCGGTTCTATCTTCGCCCATGCCTTTTCGGCGTCGCCGATGCTGACCTTCCGGGGGTATATAGCCCAGAAGCGATTGAAGCGGGCCTCTTGGGTCTTGGACAGGGTGGACGGTTTACGCCTGCGGGGTCTGGGCGGCTCCTCCTCGCTAAAATCCGGGTCTACGCCGGGCGATTCGGGTGGCTGGCCCACATCATCCCCCGAAGGGGGGTAAGGGGGGTTATCCTCCTCATCCTCTTGCTTGTCCTTTCCTAATCCTTTATCCCTTCCTTTATCCTTTATGGCTTCGGGTTTGCTTCCGGGTTGCTTCGAGTTGCTTCCGTTTTGCTTGCTGTTTGCTTCGCGCTTGCTTTTGCCTCCCTTGCGGCCTGCTTCCGCTCTCGCCTTGCTCCTGTCAAGCACAGGCTTAACAAAGGCGAAGCAGCTCTTTGGGACGCCGGAGATGGTAGGCTCCGTGTCGTTGAGCGCGTACTCTATGAGCGCGTCGTAGAAGGCGAGGCGCTGTTCGTCGTCAAGCTCTTTCGCCCCTTCGTAGTAGCTGCGGAAGAACATGAAGCCTTCGCGTGCTTCATCCGGCACTTGGGTTCACCTCCTTTGGAGGAAGGGGGAGGCGGGCCTCCCCTCATTCCATAGACACGCTGCTGCCGTTCTCTCCGCCCTGCACGATGATGTTCTGCGGGAACCGCGCCTTCATGGTGGGGTCGTGGCTGATTGCGAGAATTCTCATTCCGGGGTTGCGGGCTGCCATATTGGCGAGGGCGTCCGCGTATGCCTCGGTGCCGTCGGCGTCGAGGAAGGGCGGCTCGTCAATGAACAGCATTCCGAGCTGTACGCCTGCCCGGCGGGCCTTGACGTCTGCGAGGCCGAGCGTGACGGCCAGCGCGATTTTGACCTTCTCGCCGCCGCTGTGGCTCTGGTAGGGCCTGCTGCCGCCGGTGATGCTGTTTATCCACACCTCGAGGCTGTTCACGATTTTCTGGGTGCTCTTTTGCTCCTTCTCGGTGCGGATGTCAACCGCCATGCGCCCGCCCGTCATGGCCGCGAGGATGTCGTTTGCCCGGTGCATAATCTCGGGGACGACGCCTCGAATTATCATGTACTGGATGCCGTCGAGCCCGAACGCCTGCACGAGCGTCTGGTAGTCGTTGAGGGCTCTGGCGATGGCCGTGATGTCCTTGCGGTACTCCCCGGCCTGCTCCTCTGCCTCGGCGATGGCGTCGAGCTTCGTTCTGGTGCCGCCCTTGTTGGCCGAGAGGGCGTTGACGGTTTCCGTGAGCTCCCTGCGGCGGGCCGTGAGGGCCACCAGTGTGCTGCCGCCCGTTTCTGCCGGTATCTTGCTGCGGATGGCCGCCGCCTCGACGGTGGCCGTCGCCTGTTTCTGCTTGAGCTGCTCGATGTCTGCCTCGAGAGAGGACACCTGCGGACGCAGGGCGTCCGCTGTGGCCGATGCCGCCCTACACTGGGGTAAAGTGTCGGCCAGCGCCTTCTTCGCGTTTAATGACGCTCTGGCGGCCTCTGCGCGAGTGTGGGCTTCGCGGTACTGCGGGAGGGCTGCGTTTGCCTCCTCGATGGCCTTCGTGGTCTCGCGGATGCGGGCCTCCTCGGTCTCGATGGTCTTGGTAAGCTCCTCGACGAGCGTTTCCGCTGCCGCCAGCTTTGGAGCGAGGCCGGCGAGCTGCCGGTGCCCGGCTTCCTCCGCCGCAATCTCCTCGAGCTCCGCTGCCGGGTCTCCAATGGCCGTATATGCGGCCTTCGCCTGCTGGAAGGCGGCGGTGAGCCGCTCGTACTCGGTTTTTGCCGTAGCGCGGTACCCGTTGAGCCCCTCCCGGAGCGTTTCGAGGCTGTCCTTTGCCGCAACGGCGTCTTTGAGGAAATTGCAGGTCGCGTTCTCCGGGGCCGGGCATCCGCTGTCTTCGAGCAGGGCCGCCCGTTTGGCGTAGTAGGCGATGCGCTCCTCCCGGCGGGAGATTTCTGCCTTGACCTCTGCGAGCTGGGCGTCTCTGGCCGCCTTTGCCTCGAGCACGGCTTTGTGGGCCTGCTGGAAGCTGCGGAGCCGGGCCTCTGCGTCCGCCCTCCGGGTGCCGAGGGCCTCGATGGCTCCCTGTGCCTGCCGGATGTCCTCACCCTTGGCGATGATGGCCTCTGCCTCGGCGATGGTCTGCCGGGCGCTTTGGATGGTGCGGTCTGCGGTGATGAGGGTTTTCTCCTTGTCGGCGATGCTCTGGATGCAGGCCCTCATCTTCTCCTCATCCGGGGCCGCCGCCTCGATGACGGCGCGGGCCTGCTCGACGGCTGCTGCCGCCTCCTCTGCCGCCGGGGCGGCTGCGGCGAGCGTCTCTGCGTTGGAGAGCTGTGCCTTTACTGCGGCGAGCCGGTTGCCCTTGTCGGTAATGTCGGCCCCCGTGGCCGATGCTTCTTGCTCCTTGGCCTCTGCCTGCTTGGTGAGTTCCTCTCGCATGGCCTCGCTGCGCTGCGCGGCGGCGATGGCCGTCTCGAGGGTCTCTGCCTCTTTCTGTGCGGCGGAGATTTTGTCGTCGTACTGCCCGAGCTCGGCTTCGAGCTCTGCCTTCGCGGCGATTTGCTCCTCGAGGACGGAGAGGCGCTCGCGGGTGGCGGCAATCTTCCGGCGCTGCTCGCTGGCCCCGTCCTTGGCAAGGTCTTCGAGCCGGCCATAGATGTCCAGCCCGAGGAGGGCCGAGAGAACTTCCATGCGCCTGTCGCTGCTGGCCTCGAGGAATAGGCCGTAGGCGTCCTGCCGGATGAGCGCCACGGAGCAGAAGGTGTTGCAGTCCATTCCGAGGACACGCTCGATGCGGGCCTGCGTCAGCTTCATGGTGGTGTCGCTTTCGTCCAGCCATTCGCCGGTCTCGGGGTTGCGCCGGTGGATGGCGAGTGTGCCGCGCCCGCTCTTGGTTCTTGTGCGGATGACGCGATAGGTCTCTGCGCCCATGCCGAAGGTGAAGGTGATGGCCCCGCTCTTGGTGCCGTCCCGCACCCAGCCGCCGATGTCTTCCTTTCGGGTCTGCTCATAGAGACAGTCGGCGATGGCGTCCATAAAGAGGCTGCTCTTTCCGACGCCGTTCTGCCCGTTCACCATAGCCATGTGAACGTCCGAAAAGTCGAATTCCGCCTCGGTGTAGCTGCGGTAGTTCTTGACCTCGATGGAGATGGGGGCGAAGTTGCCGGTGCGCTTGTCGGCGTCCCTGCCGTCGTCTGCTTTCTTGATGAGCGGGGCAGCGAGCTCCATGAGCCGGGCCGCCTCCTCCGGCGTGACCTCGAGCTTCTTGAGGTAGCGTTCGAGGGCCTCTGTGGGGCCTTCGTGCTCTGTGACCTCGCTTTCGCCGGCGACGTCTTCGACGTCCTCCGGGAGCACCTCTGCGACATAGAACGCGCCCGCCGCCAGCAGTTTCTTTTGCAGGTCGGCTTTGTTGAGGGCCTTTTCCTGCTCTGCGGTGCAGTTGTAGCGGACGCGGACGATGGCGTCCTTGAGCGGCTCCGGCGCTTCCGGGAGCTCTCCGCTGGCCGTGAAGGCGGTGACGTCCTCCGGCCCCATGCGGTAGGTGTAGTGCTGACGCTCCGGCGTCTGGTCGAACTTTGTCTCAACTGCGGTGCCGGGTTCTCCGACGGGAGAGGTGTAAATCCTATGGAGCCAGAAGCCGTGCTCGACACCTTCGTCGTTGAAGTTGAGCTGATTGGGGCTGCCGCAGTAATAGGCCGGGGTATTGCACGGGAGTTTCTGCGGGCGGTGGATATGCCCGAAACAGGCAAGGTCTACGCCGGTGCTGTCGATGGTCGAAGGGAGGATGACAACGTCCTGCCCCGCGAGGAAGGTGCTTCCGTTGTCGGCCTCACTGCCGGCGACGGTGTAATGGGCCACGAGGATGCTCGGGATGCTCTTGTCGAGCTCCGTGGACAGACCGAGCAGAACGTCGTTGATGAGCGCGGTGGCGTTGCGGTTCTCGGCCTCCTTATCCGCTCCGGGGCAGAACAGCCGCAGGCGGCCTTTGTCGAAGCCGGGGAGAGCCAAAATCTGAATCGGCCCGGCGCTGGTGGTGAGTTTCTCGATGCCCGGCGCGGTGTAGATGTGGAGGTTCTTTTCATCCTTGGTGATTTCCCGCACAGTCTCGAAGGCGCGGGGGTTGTCGTGGTTCTCGGTGCCGAACAGCAGGACGACGTGCTCGCTGCTGCGGCACAAAGGCCGGATGAATTCGGTAATGGCGTCGTTCACGTCGTCGAGGGCGGTGTCGGCCCAGACGCGGGAGCGGTTGAACAGGTCTCCGGCGATGATGGTGATGTTCGGCGTCTCCGTTGCGGCCCGCTGCGCGATGTACTTCATGCAGGCGATGGTGTCCTGTCTGCGGGCGTTTTTACCGTCCCGAACCGGCCCCGTAAGGTCTCCGAGGTGGATGTCGGCGGTGTGCAAAATCTTCATTGAGTGTCCTCCTTTTCAAGAGCTTCGGCGAGCTCATTGAGCATATCTCTAATGGCCTCGGCATCCTCGACGAGCTCGCGGGCCGTGGCCGGGACGCCGCGCTTTCCGCGCCCCTCAATCCAGAGCTCAACGTGCTCATCTACGTCGAAGTCGTCGGCGTACTCGCGGACGTTCTTGACGAAATTCCCCTTCTGAACTCCGAAAACGAAGTCTTCTCCGGCAGGGGAGTACTTTTCGAGCTCCACATAGTCTTCCTCCGGGTCATCATGGACGCGCCAGTCGAGCGCTTCGCAGATGGAGATGTGCTGCTCCGTCATGCTTATCGGCCTCCCCTCGCGGCCTTCTCCGCCTTCTGGCAGCGGGTGCAGAGGCAGCGCCCGAACTTGCGCTCGCTGTACCCTTTGATGTTCTCGGGCGTCCAGATGCGCCCGTCCTTTGCTCTGGTCTCGACGATTTGCTCTCCGCAGTCGTCGCAGAAGATGGCGTCCGGGTCGTCGAAGTCCGGGGCGTCGTCCGGCTCCTCCGGCATACCTCCGGCCTCGTAACCGCCGTCGGCTCCGTCGTCCGGGATGACCTCTGCCGTCGTCTGGGCCGCCGGGAGGGCCGCTCTCGGTGCTCCCGCACCCTCGAACAGCATCCCCATCGACTGCAAGTAGTTGGAGGCGACGGCCTCCTTGATTTCCGGGGCGTCGAGGTTGGGGACGACGTGCGCGATGATGAAGGGCTTGCGAAGTTCCGGGAGGGAGTAGGTCGCCGCGAGACCGAGGGCTGCGCGGAGCGCCCGCATGAATGCCTTGCTTTCTGCCATCGCCGTCCGATGCGGGAGGAACCGCTTGTATTGGGCCTCCGTCATGCTCTCCTTTTCGGCTGCACAGTCGATTTCCTTAGTCGCCTTCATGAGGCGGAATCCGCCGGAAGGCTCCGGGACGCGGATGGTAACGGTGACGGCCACGTCGTAGCGGGCCGGGCAGGTGCCGCAGGCTTTGGGCTTCCCGACGGCGCGGGCCATGTCTACGCACCTCTTACAGCCGTCCGTCATGCCGCTCTCGGTCTCGACGATGCTGATGTTGGCCGCTGCGGCCAGATTCATGCCGCCGACCTTGGTGATGGCGTACTTGCCGCTGCTCTTTTCTCGGTAGATGTCCTTGCTGTTCTCTGGGTCTGCCACGTCGAGCTGCACCTTGTTCACGATGATGCGCTGCAGGTTGCTCATGACCTGCATGGTGGTGACGGGGATGAGGACATTGAACTTGTCCGGGGGGTATTCATTGAGCTGGACGATGGTGCCAGTGATGTTGTTGTTCATGGTGGTCTCCTTCCTTGACACACGGCCTTCACCGTGCTATACTGACCGTAGTTTCATTTCACAAGGGCCGTTTCCGTTGCAGCGGGGCGGCTCTTTTCCGTCTCTCGGCTCATCGCCCAGAGAAGCATATCGGTAATAGTCTCCTCGAGGGAGCGCAGAAACGCGAGTGCGGTGTCGAAGTCTGCGCGTTCCATGTGGTCTACAATTCCGTCGTCGGCAATGCTTTCGAGCTTGTCGGCGATTTCTTTTGCCTTCTGGAGCCTCTGGCTGACGCGAAGGGCGGCCCACGGAAGGTCGCGGTCTACTGCCCGCTTGCCGGTCTTCTTTCCGACGGGGCAGCTCGCGCAGTAGCGGAGCATGATGTCGGGCCTCTGGTAGCCCTCCGCGTATCGGATGATGTCGTCCGGGGAGACAGGTACGTCGCCTCGCTCATGCCGCCCTATGGTCTCGGGCGAGTAGTTGAGCTTGATGGCCGCCGTGTCTCGTGACGCATATCCGGCCTGCAAACGTGCATCGCGGAGGTAACTTTGGGTAGTGGATGCTGCGGTTGTTGCCACGCTGTTTCCCTCCTTTCTGGGGTATAATTGGATTGAGCTTGAGGGAGGGCCCTCAACAGCCATAGCGCCCGAGGGGCGTCACGGTGGCGGTTGCCATCCAGTCCTCGACGGTGCTGCCGGTGTCCGTTCGGATTGTCCAGTGCGTGTTGTGTGCCGTCTTGAACGTGCCGGAGAAATGCCGGAGGAGGTGAAGCATTCCGGGGTCGTCTTGGTCTACCCAGAGGGAAAAGTTCGGGTATCTCGAGCCCTCTGCTTTCTCGAGCTCATAGACGTGCCTATAAACCGCTTCCCGGCGAGCCGTCATATCCGGGTCGTATTGGAATTCATCGCCGTAGTTGAGGCGCTCTGTGCCTTTTGGGGAATTGTCTCCCCGGAAATCGCCGCTTTTTATTTGTCCGGCTCCGGGGCCGCCATGTCGATACGGTGCATGGCCCGCTGCCGGACGATGTACTGCTCCTCTCCGGCGGCCTCGAGCTGGTTCTTGTGGGTGAGGAGCGTCGCCGTTCCCCCGTAGGCCTGCGCCAAAAATCCGTACCGCGCCGCGAGGCCAACGACCTCGCTCCAATGGCTGTCCAGCTCCTTGAGCTTGTCTGTGTTCACGCGCATTTCTTTCCCCTGCCTTTCTGGTGTGCTCAAAAGAAAACTTTAACGGGAATCCTGCCCCGCAGTAGAAATAGTCCCCGCCCATCGTGACGTAGCCTCCACCGCCTGCGGTCTCCTCGCACCATTGCGAAACCGGGCAATCCCCCGTGTTTCTCAACGCACAGTCTTTGCAGTAGGTGAAAATCCGAGCTTTCACTCTATTCGCCCGCCTCCTTTGCCAGCCGCTTCATAATGCGGAGCACCGCCCCTGCCTTGTTAAACGCTTCGACGAGCTTGCCCTCCGTGATGTCCGGGCTGCCTGCCGTGACGTACCCGGCGTAGGTCACGATGCGCCGCTCGCTCTCCTCCGGCTGCTGCTTGCAGTCGCAAATCTCTCCGGGGTCGAGGGCCGCTCCGCAGTGGTCGCAGAAATAGTTGTGCATGGTCTGGTCTCCTTTCGTCTCTGATGGCTCCCGATGGCCGTCCAGCCGCGAAGCTGCCAGCCAAATACGGGGGCGATGATGATGTAGAGTGGAATGAAAAGTTCTCCGCCGGGGAGGCCTGTGCGGGCCCCGAGGGCGTCGATGCCGAGGATGATGAGCCGGGCCGCGACGGCCCCCATGAGGATGATGAAAGTCATGCGGTAGAAGGGTGCGAGGCGCTTACTGGCCTGCCGCCTTGCGCGTCGCCTTGGTCTTGCCATTGTGCTCTCTCCTTTCCTTGGTCTGCCGTGGAGGTTGGTCGAGGAGCTCATCGCCGCAGTAAAATTTCTCGCAGAACCGGCGGCGGGGTACTCTCCCGGCGATGGTCTCATAGCCTTCCGCCTCAAGCTCGCGGTTTATCTTCCGCATAATCTGGTAGGCCTTTGACTGTGAGATGCCGAGGATTTGCATGACGTCCTCCACGAAAAGAAATTTCGCTGTGGTGCTTCTCATCGTGGGTGCGCTCCTCTCTTTAGCTGCTGGCCTTCTGGGCCTCATAGTCCGCCATGAACTGGCGAACCTTGGGGATGAGCTCATGCCCGGCGCAGCGGCCAGTCGTACACTCAATGAGAGTGCTGCGCTTGACGTCTGCGCCGGTGGCAACGTCCCGATAGGTGAGGCCGTGTGCCGCGCAAAATGCCATAAGCTCGACGCCGAAGTCGTTCTTGGGCTTCTTCCGTACTGCCATTGTGGGGTTTCCTCCTTTCCTTCTTTGTGCGCCTTGCGCGTTTGGTGTTTCTGTGGTAGAATGATTCAATGGATGGGTGTGTCTGGCCGTTCGTAGTAGGCCGGGTCGTATTTGGCGGTCTGCTTGATGATGAGCTGGAATTCAGAGCCGTCCTCCATCTGAATGAGGACGCCTTTGTCGGTGTCGCTGATGCCTGCGTCCTTGAGGGTCTTGCAGATGGCTACCTTGTTGAGGACGGTGTCCTCAAATCCGTAGAACCGGGCCAGCAGATACCAGAGGCCGTCTTGGATGATTTCTTCGCTCACGGTGTTCACCTCCTTTCACGGTGCTTATCTGACGTTTTTCTGGGTCTGGTCCCTGCGGGGGGGACATGTATACTGTCAGAGATTTCCTTGAGCTGTGCCTCGTCTATCTCGGCAACAGCAAGAATGTCGTCCGCTGTGAAGTAGTCAAAGCCGGAGCTAAGTTTCTCGAGGATAGCCTTGCGGATAATTTCTTCCCTGTCTTTTATCATTCTGACACCTCCCTTCCGTGGCGCGTTTTTGCGCCGTTTCTGTTTGGTGTCTTAAGTATATTCCGATATATCGGAATAGTCAATGATTTTAGTTCGGCTTTTCGGAATACTGGAGGTGTGTACAAATGATGAAGGATATTTTTGTAGAAATCCTACATAAAAAAGGGTTGTCTCTATATCGCGTAGCAAAAGATACCGGGATTCCCAAAAGCATTGTTTATGAATGGGCTTCTGGAGACCGCGAACCTGTTTCTGAACATTTGTTAACCTTAGCTAACTACCTCGACTGTTCCGTCGACTACTTACTTGGACGGACAGACAATCCGGAGGTGAACCGATGAATTCTAAAATACGGCTGGCTTTAACGGGTACTTATGAGCATTGCATTCCTTTCGGGGAAGGGATAGAAGCGCCTTTTCTTAAATACCGAGCTATTGGCTATGAAGTTTGCGAACGCTGCCTTTATCTTGATGGGCTCTGTAAGGAAAGAAGCGAAGCACTGGCTATTGAAGAATCCTTGACCTGCAGCTGCCCGCATGTATGGGATGCCTATGTTGTCCTTAACAATGAGGGAATTACAAGCGATATCGTCCAGGCAGGTTTGAAGGCAGGGATTTCCCTTTCTCATGTTCCATGTGCCTCTTTGTGCTCTGCTGAGCTTTTAACGCTTACACAAAAAGCATTTGAGGCTGCTAACGAATTCTATCTAAAGCAAAAGTGGATAAATCATATGGTCAATTCTCCGCTTCGTGCTGATATTGCGCCGAATGAAATCCAATACTGTCATAATGTCAAACAAGATGAGGCAAAGCCCTATATTGAAGCAAGGCGCAACAAAGCCAAGACGGAGCGGGCGGTGAACAATTTCCTAAAAAATCTCGTTCGTGATTCTCAAGGTTTGCCCCGCGTTGGTGAAGGCTGGGTGAATGAAACGAAACTCTTTCACATAGTGCAGGGTATATTCCCCAGCGATAAAGTGATTCACCACTATCGAGCGGAGTGGTTGGGCCGATTAGAGTTGGATGTATATAATGCCAGCAAAAATATTGCTTTTGAATATCAGGGCATCCAACACTTTGAACCTCAAAAGCATTGGGGCGGGGAGGAAAGTTTTGAGCGCACTTTAGAGAGGGACGCCGAAAAGAAAGAGCGCTGTAATGCACACAATACCCCGCTGATCGAGATCTGTTATGATGAAGTATTGAATGTAGACTTAGTGCGGAAAAAGTTGGACGAACGCGGTCTGATTTTGTAAGTGCTCATGTGATCTTTTTTCTTATGCGGTGGGCGATTTTTGTTGCCTTCTTCGTTTGGTGTGCTTTAATTATAGTCCGCGTTTGAGGATTTGTAAAGCCCTTTTTCGGATTTTTTCAAATTTTTTTCAGCAGGCGTCCTCGTCTGCGGATTGGAGGAGCTAAAATGACGATTTGTGCGAGAGTTTTCTCCCTCTTGGCCTCTGATGGCCGAGACCAAAAAGACCTCGCCATGCACATCGGCGTTTCGACGCGCACGGTGAGCACATGGAAAACGCGGGGGACGAATCCGGGGGCCGAGTACATCGCCGGCATTGCGGAGTTCTTTAGCGTTTCCACCGACTACATCCTCACCGGGGAGGAGCGGCAATACTCCGTCTCCCCGGCTGACGAGGAGGTCTTGAGCGCCTACCACGCGCTCAAGAGGCCGGAGCAGGTCTATATTCTGGGTGAGATGTACCGCCGGGCCGGGCTGGTTCCTTCGCAGCCCGTCGGAGATGAGAGCAAAAAAGCTGCCGAGCCCGAGGCTTCCATCGGGTCGGCAGGGTGATTTATCTGGATTACCCTCTTGGAGGTGGTGACGAGTGAAGGTTGGGTATCTTCGCTGCGCGGCCTGTGGGGCCGTAACAAATTGTGTCGAGCTGACCGCCGGGCTCTGCCCGGTCTGCAAAGATGAGCGCGTCCGGGAGCTCTCGCTCCTTCACCGCCGGTATGACCGTGCTATTCTGGCTGGAGACCTCTCCGCCGCTTCGCTGGCTGCCGATGAGGTGGAGGGCTATGAGCGTGTCTGGGGGCTCCGGCTGCTTGCTGCGCCCTCTGTGGCTCAAATGCGCCGCGCCATAGCTGGCACTTCGGAGGGCGATGCCTATGGGGCTTGAACAACAGGTATGGTCGCTTTCCGATGGGAAAAGGCTGCGGGAGGTGAAGGCTCCGAGCGAGAAGCAGATTGAAGACTTGCTCGCCGCGAACATCGAAATTCTCGACGCCGGTTGGCTGGTGATAGGCCGGCAGGTGAAGACGGAGGGTGGCGGCTTCATTGACATCCTCTGCATCGACCAGCAGGGGGCCTTGGTGGTCGTCGAGCTCAAACGCGAGCTGACGCCCCGGGAGGTAACGGCGCAGGCCCTTGACTACGCTTCCTGCGTCTCCGTCTTCACGGAGGCCCAGATAGCCGAGACCTACATGGCGTACAGTCGGAAGCTGGAGCGGCCCGAGACGCTTGACAAGGCGTATGAGCGGAAATTCGGGATGAAGCTGGACGCTGACGCCTTCCGGGGCGATGCTGGCCGGAATGAGGTGAAAATCGTCGTCGTAGCGACGCGCATGGACGGCAGCACCGAGCGCATCATCGAGTATCTGTCCGAAGCCTTCAAGGTGAATATCAACATCCTGTTCTTCTGCGTCCTCGAGTACAACGGCTCCTTGCTGCTGTCTCGGGCGTGGCTCCGTGAGCGCGAGGAGCTCGCTGCTGCGCCTGCCGTGGGCCGCCGTGAATGGAATGGGGAATACTTCTTCAATTTCGGCGACAGCGAGAGCCGCAGTTGGGAGGAGGCCCGGAAGTACGGCTTCATCTGCGGTGGCGGTGGGAAATGGTACCACCAAGTCATTTCCTCTATTGAGCCGGGCTCGCGGGTCTGGGTTCGCATTCCGGGTTCCGGCTACGTCGGCGTCTGCACCGTCCGCGAGAAGGCTGTCCCGGCCCCGGAGGCGGTTCTCTCCGTCGATGGGAAGGACGTTCCCTTCCTCGAGCTCCCGCTCAAGGGCCATTATCATCGGGACAGAACCGACTATGATGAGCAGGAATTTATTGTGAAGGTGGATTGGGAAGTCTCCGTCCCGAAGGATGAGGCTGTTCACGAGTTCGGCTTCTTTGGCAATCAGAATATCGCCTGCCGCCCCACGGCTCCGAGCTGGGAGTTTACCCTTGACCGCCTAAAATCTGTCTGGGGTCTCCGTCGGGATGGAGGTGGTGCCGATGCCAGTTTACAAGGATGATGAGCGTGGGACATGGTACGCCTCTTTCTACTACACCGACTGGCAAGGCCGCCGGAAGCTCAAGAAGAAGCGCGGGTTTGAGCGCAAGAAGGACGCACAGGAATTCGAGCGCGAGTTCCTTGCGAAGCAAGAGCGTTCCTGCGATATGACCTTCGCCTCCCTTTGGGCGCTCTATTGTGAGGATATGACTTCCCGCCTGCGGGAAAATACCCTACAAAGCAAAAAATACCTCGTAGAGCGGCACATTCTGCCGTTCTACGAGGCTCTAAAGGTGAATGAGATAACTCCCGCCCATGTGCGAAAATGGCAATCCGAGCTGCTGTCAAAGGGGTACGCGCAGACCTATGTGAAGACGATAAATAATCAGCTTGTTGCCGTGCTGAATTATGCCGTCCGCTACTACGGCCTGCCTTCAAATCCCTGCCACGTCGCCGGGAGTGTGGGCCGGAAGAACGCCGACGCGATGAAGTTCTGGACAAAGGAACAGTTTGAGGCCTTCCTCGCCTGTGTGGAGCGGCCCTCTGCCCGCGCCGGGTTCTCCTTGTTGTTTTGGACGGGCATCCGTATCGGGGAGCTGCTCGCGCTTACGCTCAACGACTTCGACTTCGAGAAGAAGACGCTTTCAGTCTCAAAGTCCTTCCAGTCGATAAAGGGCCGGGAGGTTATCACAGAACCGAAAACGCAAAAGAGCAAGCGCGTTATCCCTCTGCCGGACAAGCTCTGCGCCGTGGTGCAGGAATACACAACGCGCCTCTATGACTACTCCTCAGACGAAAGGCTTTTCCCGTTCACAAAGTCCTTCTTTCACAAGGAGATGGAAAAAGCCTGCGCGGCCTCCGGCGTCGAGAAAATCCGTCTGCACGACCTCCGGCATTCTCACGCCTCGCTGCTCATAGAGATGGGGGCTCCAATACTTCTTGTCTCCGAACGCCTCGGGCATGAGGACGTTGAGACTACCCTTCGTACCTACGGGCACCTCTATCCGAACAAGCATGAGGACACCGTAAAGAAGCTGGATGACCTCATGAAATAGCCCCTTCGGCCCGTGGTATTACCGTGGCATTTGGGCCTTTCGGCGGCCTGCCACTGGCATTACTTTGGTATGAAAAAATCCTCGGGAGTCGTGCAAAAAATCTGCATTTGAAGTAATATATGTAACAAAACGCGGATTATAGAGCGTCAAACGAGGAATAACAAACTTTATCCGTAGAGTGGGAATGACGCTCAAAACGGCGCAAACCCGCATGAATACAGGCTTTTTTGCCCGTCCATATTGCTCTTGATACTGGATTGATACTATTTGTGTCCGCCCTGTACTCTCAAGAGAATAATCCCAAAAGGACAAGCAAAACCGCCCTGCTGAACGACAAATTCAGCAGGGCGGTTTTTTGCTTGTCTTATTTGTTTTTTCGCCAGGGGATATAATACTCGCTTTCTTTGCTGTCGTCGCAGGTATGGGGCCAGTTGAGTTTCCATTCAAAATACTCGTCCCTGGTGATCTCCCCGGCGTGTAACTCCTGCTGGCGCAAAAGCCATTCCCGCATGAACTCGTCCACAAGGCCGTACTGGAAGTACATACCCACGGGAGGGTGTGCGGGCCAGTCGTCGCCGTTGTTGTACCGTACGGAGGTATCGTCAGCGGCCCCCGCCCTGCTCGGATTGCGGACAAGTTGGAACAGGCGGATAGAGCCGGGGCTGTCCTCGTCGAGCCAGAAGAATGTCCGCATGAAGTCCTCGGCGGAGCCGGGGGCGATGGTGTAGAAATTCTGGCGGTCTACCCGCAGCGCCTCCGCAATCTTGTCCAGCAATTCCCGCTTGGGGACCCGGTAATTCGTTTCGTACTGTGCGATACGGTTGTCCGCTCCCTTTTCCTCAAAACCGACGGCAAGCCCCAATTCCTTTTGTGTCATGCCTCGAAAGGTGCGGATTTTCTTTATCTTATCTCCGACTGTCATAATATCCCACCGCCTTTGCTAATAGTATAGCGCAAAAAAGCGAAATATGCAAGATAAGCTTTAACAAAAATGCGAAATAAATTCTTGACATTAACACTTGTGTTAATGTATAATGAGGATGGTGATATTAACATATTTGCGAAATAAAGATAAGGAGGTGAAACACATGAGCAAGGAACTGTTTGTAAAGGCGGAGGAAGTAGCCAGGGAACTGGGTATTTCCAAGCCCTACGCCTACAAACTGGTGCGGGAGATGAACGAGGAACTGAAACAGAAAGGTTTTATCACCATTCCCGGACGGGTGAGCAGGCGCTACTTCGAGGAAAAATTCTACGGACTGCGGGACGGGCAGTAAGGAGGGAACTACAATGCCAGCATACAAAGACAAGGCAAAGGGCACATGGTATGCGTCCTTTTACTACGAGGACTGGACAGGCAAAAAGGTCAAGAAGATGAAACGGGGCTTTCCCACCAAACGGGAGGCGCTGGAGTGGGAGCGGACATTCCTGCAACAGCAGACCGCCGATCTGGAAATGACCTTTGAAAACTTCGTGGCCGTCTATGTGGCGGACATGAAGGGCCGTATTAAGGAAAACACCTGGGGCACGAAAGAACATATCCTCTACAAGAAGTTGGTGCCCTACTTCGGCAAGCGGAAGATGTGCGACATTCACTCTAAAGAGGTCATAGCGTGGCAGAATGAAATGCTCAATTACCGGGACAAGAATGGCAAGCCCTATTCCCCGGTATATCTGAAAACGCTCCATAACCAGTTGAGCGCCGTGTTCAATCATGCGGTGCGGCATTACAATCTGAAAGTCAACCCCGCCGCCCAGGTGGGGAACATGGGCAAGCCAAAGAGCCGGGAAATGCTGTTCTGGACAAAGGCGGAATATCTGAAATTTGCGGAGGCCATGATGGACAAACCCCTCTCCTACTACGCCTTTGAAATGCTCTACTGGTGCGGCGTGCGGGAGGGGGAACTGCTGGCCCTCACCCCGGCGGACTTCGACTTCGAGAAACAGACGGTCACTATCTCCAAGTCATACCAGCGTATCAAGGGCCGGGATGTTATCACCGACCCCAAGACGCCCAAAAGCAACCGGGTCATTCAAATGCCCGCTTTCCTCTGTGACGAGATGCAGGACTATATCAAGAGCCTGTACGCCGTAGAGCCGACAGACCGCATTTTCACGGTAACAAAATCCTACCTCCACCGTGAGATGGACAGGGGAGCAAAAGAGGCCGGGGTCAAGCGGATCAGAATACACGACCTGCGGCATAGCCACATCTCCCTGCTGATTGATATGGGCTTTACGGCCCTGGCAATCGCTGACCGGGTGGGGCATGAGAGTATCGACATTACTTACCGTTACGCCCACCTGTTTCCCACCCGGCAGACGGAGATGGCGGACAGGCTGGACATGGAGCGAAAGGGGGCCTAAATCATGTCGCTAAAGAACAGGGACAACAAGAACCGATGGAGAAACAAGACAGTGGCGTTTCGGGTGTCCCCGGAGGAGGACGCACAAATCGAAACCGCTGTGCGCCTCTCCGGGCTGACGAAACAGGACTACATCACCCGGCGGCTCCTGTGCCGGGAAGTGGTGGTGCAGGGCAATCCAAGGGTCTATAAGGCCCTGCGGAATGAACTGGCCGCTGTGCTGGCCGAACTGCAACGGATAGAGGCCGGGGCTGGGATGGACGAGGAACTGATGGACAACATTGAACTAATCGCCGCCATTTTGGACGGTATGAGGGAGGATTGATAGATGGATAGATTACAAGAGAAAACGACTGCCCCATATCCGCCTGTTGGCCCAGGCGGGGGACAGTCGCTCTCACAAAAACCTAACCAAAGTATAGCAGAGGATTTTGACGAACACAAGCCCTCGGAGAAAGATTTGGAGGAAATGTTGCGGCAGTTGCAGAGAACCAGCGTCCCGGACTATCTGCCCTCCCTCTCCATGAATGACCTCTACGAGCGAGTGTTCCCCGGCAGGCCCCCTATCATAGAGGGCCTGCTCTATCCGGGAGTATACCTCTTTGTGGGCGCTCCCAAGGTCGGCAAATCCTTTCTTATGGCGCAACTGGCCTACCATGTGAGCAAGGGCCTCCCTCTGTGGGGGTATGAAGTCCGCCAAGGGGCTGTCCTCTATCTGGCCCTGGAGGACGACTATCCCCGCTTGCAGGGACGGTTATACCGGATGTTCGGAGAGGACAGCGCCGCAGACCTCCACCTCTCCATTTATGCCAAGCAGTTGAACAGCGGCCTGGAGGAACAACTAAGGAGATTTGTCCGGGAACACCCGGACACCCGGCTTATCATCATCGACACCCTGCAAAAAATCCGGGAGGCCGGGGCAGAGAAGTACAGTTATGCAGACGACTATAAGGTGATAACAAGTCTGAAACACCTTGCCGATGAAAAGGGGGTCTGCCTCCTGCTGGTACACCACACCCGCAAGCAGCAGGCCGACGACAAGTTTGATATGATCTCCGGCACCAATGGCCTGATGGGTGCGGCGGATGGGGCCTTTCTGCTCCAAAAGGAACGGAGGACGGACAGCGCCGCCACACTGGACATATCCGGGCGTGACCTGCAAGACCAGCGCCTCTATCTGAAACGGGACGAAGAACGGCTGGCGTGGGAGTTGGAGCGGCGGGAAACAGAACTGTATAAGGAACCGCCTGACCCGGTTTTGGAGGCCGTGGCCGCTCTGGTGACGGTGGAGCGGCCAGAGTGGAGCGGAACGGCCACCGACCTTGCCGCCGCCCTGGGGGTGGATATGAAAGCCAATGCCCTGGCGATGCGGTTAAATGTCCGGGCGTGGCGGCTGTTCTATGAGTACCATATCCGCTACGAAAGCACCCGTACCCACGCCGGGAGAAGTATTCGGCTGACGCTGGAGCCTCCCCAGGCGTGA